CCTGCCTACCTCTTCAATTGATTGGAATTCCTTTAGTTGCGATTGCTGTTCTATGTCAGCCTCACGATTCTGAAAAGCTCCCTAAATTTTTAAAATGGTTTGATCTAGCTGATAACTATCCCGACGAGTTCGGACGTAGTAATGAGACTTATGTGAAGCAGATTCTTCCTGCAGGGAAGTGGGCAAGATTTAACTACATCGCTTTAAGAAACCCAACAAATTATTTTAATTATAAATATCTAGCTACAAAGATTCTTAGAATACAGACGTTTATATCGGTAAGAGATCTGCAATCGGATTATAAAATAGACCCTGCTTTTCAATTACTCTATCTTCAAGATATTGGCGATAATGGCGTCAGCGGTGGAAGCGATATCGAGATTGATTGTATTACAGTAGATGACGTCGAGACGACTGTGTGGGAATATTATAAAGTTTATCGATATAAGTTTTTCGGCAATTGGAAGTGTGTTAGAATCAGGCTCGGTTGGAAATTAAGCGACATTAAAGAAGAAAACTTAGGGAAGTATTTGCAATGGGTTTTTGTGATTAGCCCTTTTCATGACTTTACTGGGAAGCTTCCTAATGCTTGAATTGACAGTAGGGATTAATAGTAGGAAAGATTTAAGATTGCTATTGCTCGCTTCATTCGCCTACTACATACTGGATTACAGCATTCTAAGCGACAGTGATTATGATAAACTTGCAGCATCGTGTAAGAAGATAGATCCTAAAGAACTAGATAAAGATCACAAGAAATTATACAATTTACTTAAAAGGAATCGGTTCTTTACAGACAATACGAGCACGCTGTTCAATGTTAAATGGAGCTCTTACCCAACTCGATTAAGACTCGCTGCGGGTATGTTCAAAGAACAGCAGACGAGGGCGAGGGTGGTATGAGTCGAAGCTACCGAAAGACTCCTTGTTATGGGATTACTGGAGGGAGTCATAATGGGGCTCAGAAACTTTGGCGATCTAAAGAAAATAGAGCGAAAAGAAAGAAGTTTAAGAATTTATTGAAGAATGTGGACGTTACGGCTGACTTACTCTTTCCGCATGAGAAAGAATATGGGAATGAATGGGCAAGTCCTCGAGATGGTAAGGTGTATGATAGAGACTTTACGAATCTACGAGCGGCTTGGAAGAGATACAAAAAAGCCGTGATAAGCAAGAGCCATCCAATAGATTTAATGTTTATGAAAGCGTCGATTAAGATAATGGGGAAATAATATGCCACTATTAGGGATACTTGGATTAATTCAGACTGTTGCTGGTGGATTGCTTGATCTAGGTAAGAAATACATACCAGACAAAGATAAGCAAGTTCAGTTTGAAAAAGAAGTTGCTCAAATGCAATCGACATTAATTGCAAAACAAATCGATGCCAATATTGAAGAGTTAAAAGCAGGATCATCCGTCGTTACTGCCGAAGCGACTGGCGAATCATGGTTACAGCGTAACTGGCGCCCGATCGTTATGATGATTTTTACATCTTTAGTGGTCTGTTTCTGGTTTGGAATTACACCAGTCAATGCCGATCAAGAAACAATTATGGAACTGTTTAGTATTGTGAAGATCGGCTTAGGCGGTTACGTGATTGGAAGATCTGCGGAGAAAGTCGCAACTACTGTTGCTGGAGTACTGAAGAAATGATAGCTGAATATTATTGTCGAGAATGTAAACAGATTACCGAATACATCCAAAAACATGATGATATTCAAGAAATATGTGCGGCTTGTAATAGAACAAGTTGCTTAGACCGTGTAAAATACAGCTCTGTGAATTTCAAATTCATTGGGGCTGGGTTTTATGTTAATGACTCTAAAAAAGGAGAATCTCAATGTTAGACGTCTTGTTAAATATGGGACACGACATATTGGTTGTCGTATTACCCATCATAGCTGCTTTCTTAACTGTGATTGCAATTAATGCAGTTTTGAAACTGGTAGATGTTGTGCAAGTATTCGTTGGCAATCTCATTGTCAAGCTTGCAGACAAAATCAATCCGCCTATTAAATAAAGGTGACGACTATGACCGACACAGTTGACAGTAAAGGGCTAATGAAATATGAAATCCCATCGAGTGATGATGATGGTTCATTAAATAAAAAGCGCTATACGAATCGATTGTGTCGGGAAGCCGTTCAGATAATGGCTAAAGGGATGTCCGAAACTCAATTAGCTGCGTCTTGGAATTTGTCAATTGATGAGCTTAGAGAATGGGAACGAGACCATCCAGAATTTAAACGAGCCTTAGCTTTAGGAACGACGGCATTCGAGAGTTTCTGGGAACTACAACTTCAAATGATTGCTGCTGGACAGATTCGGAATGGGAACGTTACGGCCTGTGAGAAAATCTTGAAAACAAGGCGATCAGATGTCTGGAATGTCAAAGAAGAAAAGAAAAAAGAGTTAAAATCTGCAATTGAAAGTATGAGTGATGATGAATTAGATCGTGCTTTGAATCAGATCTTAACAGATAAAAGTAAGTCATAATGATTAAAAAAGGTGTTTTTTGCGGTTGTAGAGAGTTTGATGACTGTTTACCGTGGTTAAGAGTGAATAGAGTTAAAAATATTAAATTTTCTATACATCAGAGAGCTGTCATGTATAGAATTCACCATACATTATGGCAAAATCATATAAATCGAGTTCTAAAAGAAGATTTTGGAGACGAGTTGAGTGAGTACATCCAAGCTTTCCCGTGCTGAAAAAGAACAGCTTCTTAAATTAGCGCAAGAACGTAAAAAAAGAGATCAATACAACGCTCTTTTAACGTATTTTACCGATTCCGGAGAGAATGCTCGTAGTTTATATCCTAAACATACGTTATTTTTTTCAAAAGGGAAGGAATATAAAGAACGCGCTTTAATTGCAGGAAACAGAAGCGGTAAAACGTTAGCTTGCTGCTTTGAGATGGCGCTTCATTTAACTGGATTATACAATAATGAACCGAAATTCGCATGGTGGGATGGGCGGAAATTCGATAAGCAGATCAGTGCCTGGTCAATTGGTAAAACTCACGAAACAACAAGAGACATTTTACAAAAATATTTAATTGGATCGATTCATGATGTAGGGTCTGGGATGATACCGAAAGACCTGATTGTCGATTACTCCTCGAAGCCCGGGGTTCCGAACGCCATTCAGGATGTGTTTATTAGACACTCGAGCGGTGGTGTCAGTGAATTGTCTTTTAAGTCCTACATCCAAGGTGTCGATGCCATGATGGGTACGAGCAGACATGTTATCCATTTAGATGAGGAGCCTGACGAGCCTATGATTTATTCTGAATGCCTAACCCGTACAATGACCACTAACGGGATTATAATGCTATCGTTCACCCCATTACACGGTCTTAGTGACGTAGTTCAATCTTTCTTGATTGGTGGAAAGTTTCCAGACACAGAGGCCGGTTATCCGTTCTGCGGTGAAGTAAAAACAGATATTACTTGACACAACCTTAACACTATAGTATAATATTGAGCACGTATGGCAAAGTATGTCGTAAACATAAATTGGGATGAAGCACACCACCTTTCAGCAGAAGACAAAAAAACTTTACTGTCTTCCTATAGCCCCGCAGAAAGAGAGGCTAGAAGTAAAGGCATCCCGAGTGTAGGATCTGGAGCTATCTACCCAGTCCCTGAATCAGATTTTGTCGTAGATACCTTTGATATTCCGCCTCGTTGGGTAAGGGCGTACGGTATGGACGTCGGTTGGAAAAGGACGGCCGCCATCTGGGGTGCATATAATAGTCAAGAAGATTGTTGGTATCTGTACTCAGAGCATTACCGCGGTTATAGTGAACCCTCGATTCACGTTAACGCGATTCAAGCTCGAGGAAAATGGATTTCAGGTGTCATCGATCCGGCTGCACGAGCAGCGAAACGGCAGAGCGACGGACTCGCTCTACTCGATGAGTACGTAGATTTAGGTTTAGATTTATCGATTGCAAACAACGCAGTCGAAGCTGGGTTACTAGAATGCTTTCAAAGACTAGCAACCGGACGGCTGAAAGTAATGAGACATTTGTCTAATTTCTTATCTGAAATTCGAATCTATCGAAGGGATGATAAGGGGCGTATAGTCAAGAAAGATGATCACTTACTTGACGCTATGCGATACTTAATTATGAGTGGATTAGATGTCGCATCTCTTCCACCAGATGTAGACGAGGAAATAAATGGGAACCAACATGGATTTGATGCCGATGTCGGACGAAACGCCGTCACAGGATATTAAAACAGAAAGCGAATATTTACCTGTCGGTAAAACTGCGCCGGATAAGTTAATAAACTTTATTAACAGCTCTAATATAGCGAACGATCTCGATAATGACGCTTTGACTCATATTTCTCGCTGCTGTAAAGACGGTTATGAGGAAGACAGGACATCAATGAGCGAATGGTTGATGGCTTGCGAGCAAATCATCGATGTCGCCAAATTAAAAGGTGGTCCTAAATCCACTCCTTTATTAAAATCGTCGAATATTAAATTCCCAGTTATTACTCAAGCGGCGTATCAGTTCGCTTCTCGGATTTACCCAGAATTTGTCAAAGATGGTCGGATAGTTAAAGCCAGAACGCTTGGTAAAGACCCTCAAGGAGTCAAGCAAGAACGTGCTGAACGTGTGTCTCAATTCATGTCTTTCCAGTTACTAATGCAAGATGATGATTGGGAATTGCATTTTGATCGTCTTTTAAATTTTTTACCATTATTTGGTTTCTTAGTTAAAAAATCTTACTTTGATCCAGTCTCTTTACAAAATAAAAGCGAACTTTGTGAAATTCACGATGTCGTTGTTCATAAAGACATAAAAAGTCTAGAAAGAGCTCCTAGAATTAGCCATGTTCTGCACTACTACCCTAATGATTTAATACAGAACGCTCGAGCTGGTATTTTTCATAAAGAGAATGTGGATGAGATTTTAAAAACATTTTCAGACCAAGATGCTATTCTCAATAAACAGATCGACTTAATTGAACAGCATTGTTTTTATGATTTAGATGAAGACGGCTATGCCGAACCATATATAGTCACATTTGAAGATAAGACTGGTTTAATCGTGCGAATAGTAGCGCGCTACGGTTTAGCAGACGTCGCTTTACAGGGCGATACAATCCTTCGTATCAGAGCTCAGCAATCCTTTACTGCATTCCATTTTTTACCTAATCCAGATGGGTCTTTTTTGTCTATAGGATTCGGTTCATTATTATTACACATGAACGAATCTATTAATACAATTTTAAATCAATTAATCGATGCAGGATCTTTAGCTAACCTTCAAGGCGGCTTCATGGATTCTAAAATTAGCTTACAGCGTGGCGTTAATCCTGCGCAGCAAGGTGAATGGAAATCTGTGAATGTAAGTGGAGCTGGTCGTAATATTAGAGATATGGTTGTCCCATTTCAATACAAAGAACCGAGTTCAGTTTTATTCCAGCTTCTAGGGACTTTAGTTGAGGCATCGAGAGAAGTATCTAGCAGTACCCAAGTTTTAAACGGCACTGCTGGAATGGAAAACGTAAAAGCAACGACAGTCGTTAGCTTGATTGATCAAGGCTTAAAAGTCTTTAATGCTATTCAACGACGTTTATATCGTTCAATGAAAGCTGAGTTTCAAAAACTATTTAATCTAAATAAAGTCTATTTAGACCCCGTTGAATATTCCACATTATTAGACGATCAACGAGCAAATGCTGTCTTAGATTTTCAATCCGAAGATTTAGATATCCTTCCGATAGCCGATCCTAATATGGCAAGCGATGCGCAGCGTTTAGCTAAGGTGCAAGCATTAATTACGATCAAAGACGACCCAGCGCTGAATAAGCAAGAAATATTTAAAAGATACTTCGAAGCTTTGAATATTCCGAATCCAGAGGCGTTAATTGCCCCTCCAAACAATACCCCATCCCCAGAAATGATTAAAATTCAGGCAGATATTAATATTAAATCGGCTGAAATTAAACAAAAAGATCAAGAGATGAGATTGCGAGAAAAAGAACTTTATTTAAAAGCGGCGCAAACCCAAGCTAATATTTTAGTGGCCGAATCTCAAGCCTTATTAAATCTAGCCACAGCTGAAAATACAGATAAGCAGCACAGCTTGGAAGAGAATTATTTACAACTCGAAGCATTAAAAACTCATATCGACAAAATCCTCCATAATAAGGAGTTAGACCAAGCTTATGAACTCAAATCTAAAGGCGTGGCTCAATCAGCCAGCAACGCAGCACCTGATAACGAAGTTACAGAACCGCAAGACGGAATGCCTGAATCAACTGAGCCTGGGGACGGACTTCAATCGAGTGTATGATGTTGCAGTACTGTCCGGACATATCCGTGAAATAACTGAGGTATTAGATTTTGAAAGAATTTTTGAAGATTTTAACGTTCCTGAGTAGGAGATAATAAACATGTTGACACCATTAGGTCATAGAGTGTTGGTTAAAGTTGAAAAAGTAGAAGAGAAAATTGGTTCTTTTTACCTTCCTGAGAAAGAGGTGAAAAAAGAACAAAATGCAAAAGAAGAAGGCGTGTTAATTGCTATCGGTAACACGGCTTTTCAGAATCTCGGTGATGGCCGACCTTGGGCAGCTGTTGGCGATAAAGTTGTTTTTGCAAGGTATGGCGGTTATCGTGTGGAAGATGGGGACGATCAATATGTCGTTCTTAACGATGAAGACTTAATAGCAAAGAGAGAATAGACCATGAGTATGGAAGAAAATATAAGTTCTGGTGAGAAAGCTTTTTTAGCTGAACTTGCCGCTGAAAGTCAATCTTTAGGGTTAACTAACCCTGAAAGCCGCGCTGAACCTGAAACTAAAGCGGAAGAGGTTGTAGAAATTGCAACATCTGAGCCGGAGATTAGTGACAAAAAGCCGGAGTTGTCAGATATTGAAAAGACAGCAATGGAGCAAGGCTGGAAACCTAAAGACCAATTTAACGGTGAGGATTGGGTTCCTGCTGATGAATTTGTAAGACGTGGACCTTTACTAAAAAGAATCAGTGAGCAAAGTAAAGATTTAAAGGAACTTAAAGCAGCTTTAGAGCATTTTAAAGAAATCTTCCATAAAAAAGAAACATCTACATACACGACTCGTATGGATGAATTATTAGCTGAACGATTAAAAGCAGTTGAATTATCTGATGTCGAAGCTTTTAAAAAGATAGACATCGAAATCATGAAACTTAATCAACAGCGGGGTGAGTTAGAAAACGTTAAACAGGCTCCTAAAATACAGGAAGCTCCAAAACAAGACCCGGCTTTTGTGGAATTTGCTGCAAAGCACGAGGCGAATTGGTTTAATAATAATTCTCCCGAAAATATTGCAATGAGGGCATTTGCGAATGCAATTGCTCAGGATCTTGATAGAAAGCATCCTACCCTTGCTCCTGCTGAAGGGTTAAAGATCGTTGAACAACGAGTTAGAGAGCAGTTCCCTCATCGGTTCAATGAAACTAATAGAAATCAGCCATCGAAGGTAGGCGTCTCGACTGCATTACCAGAGACAAAAGCTTCAACAAATGATTTAATTAGTAAACTAACTCCTATCCAAAAAGAAATGGGAATGTATGCCGTAAAGCATACAAAAAACTACACGTTATTGCAGTATGCTAAGGATTTAGAGAAACAAGGTGTATTAGGTAAATAATTGGAGTCGCATATATGACACAGCCATTAGAATCAAAAAGTACACGAGTCAAACGTCGTTCTATTGAACGAGCCGGTCCTTTGACAATCGATCATATTAAAGAAGCAGGGTTTCACTACCGAATTGCTTCACCAAAGAATTTAGCCCGCTATGAAGCTATGGGCTACGAGATAGTAAAAAGCGACCAAGAGGTCGGTGATACTACAGCAACCAAAAGTAAAAAAATTGGATCTGCTGTTACAGTAGAGGTCGGGGGTGGACGAAAGGACGTCCTAATGCGTATCCCTGTGGATATCTACGAAGAAATACAAGAAGAAAAGCGCGAAAATACAAAAAAACAACTTGACGCAACTAGTGTCGATCTTGGTCCAAGCCAAGTCGGGACTGGGTTGACTTTAAAATAAATTGGAGTTTTAAAATATGGCAAATGCAAATGCTCCCTTCGGTTTAAGACCCGTTCGCAATTTACGAACTGGCACAAGCCAAGTGAATATCGCAACTTATTTTGTTCCTGCGTCTGATAGTACGGCTTTGTATATGGGCGATGTCGTAAAATTAGGCGGAACCGCGGATGCGCGCGGATCGCATGCAACTGTAACAAGAGCTGCGGCTGGTGATACAGTGCTGTTAGGTGCTGTGGTTGGTATAGATCAGGTAAAAGATGTTTCGGCGATCAATCTTCGTCAAAACTATCGACCTGCCTCAACTGCAATGTATGTCTTAGTCTGTGATGACCCTGATGCGGTCTACCATGTACAAGAAGATTCAGTGGGTGGTGCTTTAGCTATCACGAACGTCGGCGAGTGCGCTGATATTGTCGTGGCAGCCGGTTCAACCGTAACTGGTAAATCTGGTACGATGTTAGATAGCTCTACATCCTCTTCGTCGACTGCAAATCTTCGCATTTTAGGTTTAGCTGATAAACCAGACAATGTGATTGGTAACTATGCAGTTTTTGAAGTTATCATTAATGAGCATGTCTTTAAAGGCACCGCTGGTGTTTAATAGGATAGGAGAATAATCATATGGCAGGTATTATAAGCACAGCTAATTTTAGCGCCGCTCTTCAACCTATTGTTAACAAGTGGGTCGGAGACGATTTAAAAGATTTAGCACCAATATACACAAAAATTTTCGATGTCCGACAAAGTGATAAACATTTTGAAGAATTCGGAGTTTTAAGCGGCTTCGGTCTTGCAAGAGTCCGTGAGCAAGGTGCTCCGTTTACAATTGACACATCAAATCAAATGCATCTCCCACGTTTCCAACATGCGGAATATGCTTTAGGTTTCCATATCACTAAGATAATGATCGAAGACGGTATGGCAATGGGTCAATCAAAACGATTTGTTAAAATGTTAACGAAAGCAATGGCAAAAACTCCAGATATCGTTTGTGCGAATATCTTGAATAATGCTTTTGATTCCGCTTACACAATGAAAGGCGGTGATGGTAAACAGTTAATTGCGACTGATCACCCATCTTCGACTGGTAACCAATCAAACTACTTAAGCACCGGTGCTGCTGATATTAGTGAACTAGCTTTAGAGCAAATTCATATTGATATCCGTAAAGCTACCGATGATCGTGGTTTACGTATTGCGTTATTACCTCAAAAAATCATTGTTCCACCAGAATTAGTCCATGAAGTCGATAGATTCTTGAGCAGCCCAGATCGTCCTAACACGGCAGATCGAGCCATCAACTCCATCAACAACATGAATGTGTTCCCCGGCGGTGTGGTAGTTAACCCCTACTTAATCGACACTGATGCTTGGTTTGTAACAACCGATCGTGATGAAGGTTTAGTCTATATGGAACGCCAAGCGTTACGTGTCGACACTCAAAACGATTTTGCAACTGACAATGTGTTAGTTAAAGGTACTCAAAGATTCTCAGCTGGCTGGATTGATTTCCGCGGCATTTTCGGATCTGCAGGTGCTTAATCATAATAAGAGAGCGGGGAGCGATCCCCTCTCTTAATAGGAGGATTCATGACTACTCATATATCAGGTCCATTGCAATCTACTTATGGGATAATTAATCCAGTAGGTGCCGATGTTGATGTGACGCAAACTACGCTAACGCCTGCTCAAGGGTCGGCAAATGTGTGCTTAGTTACTATTCAACTAAAGGATGCAACAGGTACCGCTATTGCGAGACGTACTCCACTAAGGGTCTATTTGTCCGATGCTGCAACTGGTGCAGGCGTCACTGCCTCAACAGCTTCTGGAGCAGTCGCGGCCGGTGCTTCCGGTACAGATATCGTCGACCTTACTTCAAAAAAGGTTAAAGATGTCTTAACAGATGCTAGCGGTGTATATATCTTATCGATTACCGATACAGTCAAAACGGGCTTTTATGTCTGCGCTGCTGTTATGGGAGCTTCTGGAGGCGTTAAAGTCTCTTCGCAGCTCGTAGCTGGTAATTACGGTTAGAAATTAAAAGATAGCTGCTTAGGGCAACTTAGGCAGCGATTCTTTATATTTATTCAGATTAAGAAGTCTTAATACGTATAAAGAATTTAATACAAAGGAGTTAATTAAATGGCAGACGCAGTTGCAAGTCAAACTTTAATAAATGGACCTCGTAAGTTAGTAATGAAATTTACTAATGTATCAGATGGTACAGGAGAATCTAACGTAGTTAAGGTGGATAAATCGACCTTTACTGGACCAAATGGCGCAGAGCCAAGTCAAATTGTTATTGAACGAATTGAGTACGCTTGTGATGGGCTGGCTGTTGTAATTTCAGCAGACCATACAACTGATTTAGTTTTAGCAACAGTCGCTGGATATGGTCGCTTAGACTTTAAAAAGGCTGGCGGATTACTTTCATATGCAGCAGGCGATACAGGTGATATTCTTTTCACAACAAAAAATGCGACCTTAGGCGACACTTATACAATCACATTATTTATGCGAAAGAAAGATTAATATATGCACGCTGAATGCCCGAGTTGCAAGACACGGTTTTATATTGAAAAGATTTTACCAGGCATGACGAACGGTGTTATTACCTGCGCAATTTGTCATCAACATTTCGAAGTAATAAAAACAAAACGATTTTTATTGCCTATTAAAATTGAGACTAGACTACGACAGCACCAAAATTTAGATGTTGTCAATAATTTAAAGCACGAGATAAATGGCTAGATACGCTCGCTCAAATACACGCATGTTCGTCTTTAAAGGGACGACGCCACCTACGACTTTAAATGGCGCGTCGGTGGGAGATCAGTGGACAGATACTAGTACTTCGCCGTGCCTCGAATATAAGTGTACTTCCATATCTCCGATGACATGGGTGACAGCTGAAGGAAGTGGAAGCGGTGGCGGTCTAAGCGATGGTGATTACGGTGACATAACTGTCTCTGGATCTGGTACAGCATTAACAATTGACAACACTGCAGTGACTTTTGCAAAAATGCAAAACGTCTCAACAGGAGTTTTATTAGGTCGTTCAACGGCATCCACGGGTTCAATTGAGACAATAACTCCAGGTACAGGTTTAAGTCTTTCTGGCGGTTCTCTCAGTTCAACCATTACACAATATACCGATGAACAAGCTCAAGACACCGTTGCAACCATGATCCAAAACGGTACTGGTATTTCTTGGACGTACAACGACGTATCGAATACATTAACTCCAGCTGTCAGTTTAGCCAGTTTTAGTACGACGAATTTATCTGAAGGGTCAAATTTATATTACACAACTGAAAGAGCTCAGGATGACGTTTTAGGCGTCATTTCAGGTTCAAATGGAATTAGTTATTCATACAATGATGCTGGCAACAGCGCATCAATAAGTCCTACATATGGTACAAGTGTCAATACAATTTGCCAAGGAAATGATTCCAGATTAAGCGATAGCCGTGCACCTAACGGCTCAGCTAGTGGAGATTTGACAGGAACTTACCCAAGCCCTACAATTGCAACAAGTGCTGTCACAAATGCGAAAATGGCAAATATGGCTGCAAGTACTCTGAAAGGTAATGCCACTGGAGGCGCTGCCGCTCCTACTGACTTAACAGTAAGTAGCGTTAAAACATTACTTGCATATACGACAACAGATGTCACGGAAGGGTCGAACCTTTATTATACTGATGAAAGAGCACAAGACGCTGTTGGGACTATATTAACCGATTCATCTACAGTAGATTTCACATATAACGATGCTGCGAATACAATTACAGCCGCAGTTATTGACAATACATCCACTCAAAAAATCGAAGTAGCTAAGAATTCTGCAGCAGCTACAGGCACTCGTAAGCAATTAAATTTAATTGAAGGCTCTAATGTAACTTTAACCGTCGCTGATGACGGAGCAAATAATCGAGTTAATGTTACAATAGCAGCTTCAGGCGGCAGCGGTACGTTTTCAATTTCTCAGACAGAAATCGATTTTGGCAGTACTCCAGTAGCTGATGGTACTTTTACAATTACTGATGCAGCAGTTACTTCAAGTGCGAAAAAGATAATGGCAACACTATCTTATGATGCCCCTACTGGAAAAGATCAAGATGAACTAGAGATGGACGATTTAAGTATTATATGTGCTGCTGGTACAGGGCAATTCTCAATGTATGTGAGAGCAACTGACGGCTCTTATTTGGCAGATAAATTTAAAATTAATTATACGGTGGCTTAATTATGGCAATTATTAAATCAGGTGCATCATCGGATCAATTGACAATTGACGCTACGGCAAAAGCGGCTCGAATTATAAAGTACGACACTAGAGGTAATGTTCTTCAACCACAACCTACATATCGAGCATGTACAGCCGATACAGTAGCAGCCGCCGCTTCGGCAACAGCTCCTTTTTTTGTAATTTACGGATCCGCTTCAACGGTTGTGCAAATCCAAAGAATTGTCGTTAGCGGAGCAACTACAACTACACTCGCTATCCAAGGGGTGAGTGTTATTAAATACTCAACAGCTCCGTCCGGAGGTACTGCGACAGCGTTGACGCAAATACCTCTTGATAGTAACTTTTCGGCTGCGACTGTTGCTACGTGTCAAGTTTATACAGCAGCTCCTACAGCCGGAACGGCTATCGGAAGGATTGCTTCAAGGCGGTTCTTGAATAAATCAACTACTGTTGTCGATGGAGCAGCTTCGCACGAGACTGTATTTGACTTCAGAGGTCAAGATGTTGCGTTTCCAGTTACCCTCAGGGGGACGTCTCAAGGGATCGGGCTGCAGCTCCATGTCGCTACGGCAACAACATTAACCGTTGAAGTAGAATGGACTGAAGAATAATTGATTTTTAGAGTGATTTATGCTATACTAAGCAGATTCACGGAGAGAATAGAATGACTACAACATTAACAGGCCAGTCCTTAAATTCCACTTATAAAGACCTTCTACAGCTAGGTAACGGCGGTGCAGGTATTACTGGATCTTTAACGACCGTCTATGATGGTAATGGCTCAGCTACAGGCCTTACTTTATCTTCTACTGGTATAGGTACTAGTGGCTCATTTTCAGCGTCTAGTTTGTCGGTTGGAGGTTATGACCTAACTTTAGGCGGTACATTTAGCACAGCAGGCGCATTTTCAACGACAGGCGGCAGTCTATCTATTACATTAAGCGGCGCTACAGCCTTAACATTTCCAACAACCGGTACATTAGTTACCACTTCCGGTACTCAGACTTTAACAAATAAAACACTGACAACCCCTATCATCTCTCAAATTTCCAACACAGGTACACTAACTTTACCTACCTCCACAGATACGTTAGTGGGTAAGAATACTACAGATACCTTGACAAATAAAACTCTAACCACACCTGTTATTTCTCAAATCGTCAATACTGGAACTTTAACGCTACCTACTTCAACTGATACTTTAGTTGCTAGAAATACAACGGATACATTAACAAATAAAACTTTAACGACACCAGTAATTGCTCAAATTGTAAATACCGGGACGTTAACGCTACCGACAGCGACAGATACGTTAGTGGCTCGTACGACGACAGATACCCTTACAAATAAGACATTGACAGACCCTAAAATCAATGCAATTAAAGACACCAATGGTGCAGGTTCTATTGATATAACCGCTACCGCTAGTGCTGTTAATAGGTTTGTTGCAACAAATACCGCGACAGGTAATGGCCCTTTACTAACGGTTGATGGGACTGACACAAATACCGACGTAAGATTTCGATCAAAAGGGACTGGGATAGCTTATCTTCAGTCTGCGAATACCTCAACAGCTGTCGGGTTTTCAACTGGGACTAGTTATCAGCATACAACCCTCTTAAGCTTTGCAAATACATCTGCTAGTAGAACTATAACTGTCCCGGATTGTGATATATCGGGGATGTATGTGCAGCAAGTATATACCTCTTCAGGCACCTCCGCTACAGGGACAACTACCGTCCCTAGAGACAATACAATACCTCAGAGCACTGAAGGTGATCAGTATATGAGCTTAGCCATCACCCCAAAAAATACTTCTAATTTACTAGATATAACTGTCGTTTTCTTTGGTTCCTGCTCGTCGGCAGGTACATTTTGTGTAGCACTGTTTCAAGACTCTACAGCAAATGCATTAGCGTCAGTCGCTCAATACATAGACACAACTACCGCGGAGCGAACTACAGTTCTAAGATATAGGATGACTGCAGGTACAACTTCCTCAACTACATTTAAAGTTCGGGCTGGAAATTCAACAGCAGGTACCACGACGTTTAACGGACAAGGAGGTACTCAGCTATACGGAGGCGCTGCATTGTCATCGATAACCATTAAAGAATATTCTGCTTAATTTACAGGAGCCTAGTGTATGGAAATAACTTATTTAGATAAAATAAGGTACTTGTATCCAAACATTCAACGCGTGATGCAGTGGCATACAGATGCGGAAGGGAACGAGTTAGGATACGATGGTATCCAATGGGAGAATACTGAGATTGACAAGCCGTCGAAAGCAGCTTTAGATGCTATTCCAGATGCTGACGTTCTTGCTTTTCTTGCTGATCAAAAACTTGACGCGTTGTGCGATGAATTGAAGACAGATGTAATGGCTAAGATGATGTATTTTGCTGAAAAAAAATCTAATCCGAATTTAACATTTAAAGATTATATCAAGTCAATTCGAGATATGGATATCATTTAATGAGTCATAGAATTGGGAAGCATTTTGTCTTATGTGACATTTGCGGAAATAGGTTTTTTAATGACGAAGTAGCTGCGCAATGGGACGGAACTATTGCCTGCATTATTCGTAATAAATGCTGGTCTCCTAAGCCAGCGTCGTATTTACCTTTACGACGTCCTAAAAATGAAGGTGTGGTTAAGTATCCAGTACGTCCGGAAGTGAGTACTGTAGCTAACACGAATGGTGATGGTTTAGTCTGGGGACGTACATACAGCTTAGTTTGGAATGATCCGTACGATGTCTCAAACGATAGAAAATGGGGACAAACTTAATGTCAGTTTCGAATTCTTATAATTATAATGACACTAGAGATACAATTATTAAAGATGCGTTATGCATGATTGGTATTTTAGGAGAAGAAGAATCTCCGACAACTGATCAAACTAATATCTGTGATAGAGCTCTAAATCGTCTTGTGAAATCACTAGAAAGATATGAATCATTACAGACCAATGAGACTACGGCAGTTATTTTTCTTAATTATAACGATCCAAATTACTCCTTATCGTCTACCGGAGATCATGCCGCACAAGAGTTTGTTTCAACAACAGCATCCGCAGGCAGCGGCACCAGCCTGACCGTCAGTTCGACAACAGGGATGGCAGCAAATGATAATATAGGCATCATGCTTAGCACCGGATTACGTCAGTGGACAACGATTGCAAGTGTTGATTCGTCTACCGGGTTAACATTAAACGATTCCTTAACATCTTCGGTTACATCTGGCGCAACTGTATATAGTTACACAACGCGATTACCTAGACCGAATAAAATAGTAATGGCGACCTTATATAAGTCTAGTGCTGACTTAGAGTATTTATTACAAGATTTACCATTATCAGATTTTAATCAATTACCAAATAAGTCAGTAATTAATCGTCCATTAAGTTACACCTATCAAGGATCCTCGACAGCCGGTAACTTACGAATCTATCCTAGACCGGACAACGGCGATGATTATATACTCGCTCAAGTCATCTTACCAATTATGGATCTCGATTCTGGAACAGATAATTTAGACTTAGTGTCTCACTGGAACGACTGTATAGTTGCGAATTTAGCTGTTAACGTTGCGCCAATATTTCAAATTAACGTTGCTCAAAAATTTCCCGAGCTTATGAATAGAGCGAAAGAGCTTTTAGACGAGTTGAAAGGATTTGAAAAGAATGATGGATCTGTTTTCTTAGTCCCGGAATAAAATTATGCAGAAATTTAATTTCTTAAACCAGTCTAATCCTGGCAATTATCGCGATAATAACCAATCTCGTTTAGTCAATTACTATTTGAAATATATTGATTCATCTACGAAAGTTGCGTATCAAGATATCAGTATGGGTAAATTCACGTGCATTGCTGTACCTACACCAGGACCTAAGCAATTCAGCGTCAATACCGGAACTCAAAATCGACTAGGATTTCAGCACAAAGGCGTGTTATATTCTGTTATTGATAATAAATTTTATTCGGTTGCTTCTGATGGAACAAAGACGCTGAGAGGAACTTTAAATACATCTAGCGGATGGGTGCGTTATGCAGCGACGTCCGATCAAATTATATTAATTGATGGTACAAACGGATACCACTATAATACATCAACGACAACTGCGACATTTCCAATAGTCGACGCTGATTTTCCTCAGACTGCGACAGGTATCGCTTCAACCGATGAATATTTCATAGCTGTACCAGGAAATAGTGCGGTCTGGCAGTATTCGAATTTAGCCGATGGTTTAAACTGGTCTGCAATTGATTTCTTTTCTGCCTACAATGCCGATGTTTCTAATTTACTTAAAACAGCTAAACGATCGACGAAAGGGGATCTCTGGTTATTTGGTACAGTATCTGTCGAAATTTGGTATAATACCGGAGACGCAACGACCACATTCGCCGTCAATAAAGGCGGTAATATAGGCTATGGATTAGCTGCCATCGATTCTCTGTGCCATAAAGACAATACATTTATATGGCTAGCAAGCTCTCCAGACGGGGGCTATGATGTAGTCGGAACCGACGGGTACTCTGTCATACCAATATCTACAGATTCCATTTCTGAAAAAATTAATAGCTTTACGACTGTGTCCGATGCTAGAGCTTTTATTTATACTCAAAACAATCACACATTTTATGTTTTGACATTCCCTACCGAAGGGTATACGGCTGTCTATGACACTACAACAAAATTCTGGCACGAACGCCAATCGTACATAAGTGGTAACTGGACTAGGTTTGCTGCTCAATGGGGAACGTTTTGCTACGGTAAAGTGCTCGTTGGGGATTGCCAGAGTGGAAATATTTACCAACTCGATAATTTGACATATACAGACATTGGAGGTGTTTCAACGTACCGATTTATCCAAACATCCCCGACGTTTGCTGATGGAAAAAGAGTTATATTCGGTGAGTTAACCGGATTCTTTAAGCATGATACAACGACACCTTCTTTCACATTATCTGTCAGTAAAGATGGCGGTCGTACTTTCCCCTTAAGTTACACTAAAACAGTCCCAACGACATCAGTCGGGTTTTCAAAGCCTATTAGATGGCAACGTCTAGGAAGCGCTAGAGATTCCTTTGTATTCAAATTAGAATCCACATCTAGTCTTGATTCTACAGTACTAGGTTTTGTCGGAAGAGCTGAATTCGGAAATAATTAATATGTCTATTGTCCTACCAAGACCGCCGGTCGAGATTGCAATCCTTGAGACTAGGACAGGGATTATGCCAATTGTATGGCAAAAGTTTTTTAGAGATTTATATACTAAAACCGGTAGCGCAAGTGCAGGTCTAGCACCGGACACAGCAAAGTATATTATTAAAACGGCAGATGCAGGTCTCCCAAATGCTCAGGTACTATCATCGCTAAGTAGCGGATTTGTTAAAGTAACCACGACAACTGGAGTACTTTCATCGACTGGGAATGTTAAAATTCAAGCGGCAGATCTAGCAGATACCGCAGTTACACCCGCAACTTATACGGTAAACGGAAGTAATATATTTACCGTAGATCAGCAGGGACGTTTGACAAGCGCTTCTAATGTTAGCATAGCTTCGACAATTGCGTATAAGAAAAATAGTGGGGCAATAGTATCTACGAGAGGCACGTTAAACGTTATTGAAGGATCTAATATAACTTTAACGTTGGCCGATGACAGCGGCGGAAATAAAACCGATTTAACAATTGCAAGTACAGCTAATGTCGTAGGTCCGAGCAGTGCAACCGATAATGCTATAACTAGATATGACGGAACGACAGGAAAGCTTCTGCAAGACAGCTACGCTCAAGTCTCTGATGATGGTTCTATTACTACATCAATTAATACAGGCGCCTGTGCTGGAGGTGTCTCAGCATACCACTGGATGATGCTGACTGCCGACTATACATTAACAAGTACGACAAGTGCGCAGAAAGCTTTTAATACCACCACCAATGGGACGTTAACACTCCCGACCGGGGTGTATATGTTTGACTGTTTCTTATATTTAACTACAATGTCTGCAACATCTGGAAACGCTGCCTTCTCATTTGCAGGTACGGCGGTTACGGATAGATTCGGATATTATGCGAGTGGTGTAGATGATAGCTCTCCTTTAGGTGCGTTGTCACAAACTGGTAGTGGATCCGTGACAAATACTTCTACAGCTTCGATCGTCGTAGCTGGCACTGGTACAGGTATGATAACTAAAATTTCTGGGATGTTTCGGGTATCTACGGGCGGAACAATTATCCCATCATTATCTCTTGTTACAGCAACTACAGCTGTGGTAAAATCAGGATCGTGGTTTAGAATTGCAAAAATAGGCGATTCATCAGAAACTTCAAAAGGAGCCTGGACATAATGATTACTTGCTACCGTATGTATGATGAACGTCAGATTGAAAGTGTGTTGAATGAAAAACGTAATTTTCTAGCAACTTATGGTCAAAATAGTTCAGTAACTTATGCGGAAGTCGATCCTACATTCATGTATTACGGCGTTTATAATGCTCATACATTGATCGGTATGTTCCCAGTTCGAGAGCTTTCTAAAATTACATTAGAAACTCATATCTTCATAAAAGAAGCTTATCAAGGCACTGAATGGACAGACAAAGCTTGCTATACGGCTATGCGAAAATTTAAATCTGAAGGCTACGAGCAGCTTATCGGTTTTGTTCCAGCAAATCTGGAAAGAATGATTAATTTTATACAAAGAATAGGTTACGAGCCAAGAGGCTTAATTCAAAACGGTATTGTCTATAATGGAGAAAAAACTTCTGTTTTTGTCTTCCAAAAAGACTTGATTTGTGGTATAATACCAGACTAAATATAGACAGGAGTCGCGCATATGTCAATGGGCGGTGGTTCTGATTCCTCTTCAGAACAATATAGTATAATTCAATACACTAACCCAGCTTCGGCAATAGCCGCCGGTAATTTAGTGGCGGGAGCATCGCAAGAAGCTGCTAATCAATCGAGAGTCGCTACCAATAACGCAATTGGTCAGATGGTTTCCTATTATTCACAAGCTACTCAAAATTTTACCCCTTATGCATCGTCAGGGTATCAAGCTTTAGTAAAAATGAATCAATTGATGGGTATGGCTCCTCCTCAGCCTGGGCAGGCTCCAATAGCTCCGACAGCTCCCACTAAATCGACCGTTGACGATAGACAGGTTTATGATTATATAACAGCTAATACTCAATTAAGCCAAGGAACTTCATCAGTCTATACCGGTGTCGGAGCTCACATGACTCCTTGGGATTATAAAGTTGGCGGTCCTGCTGGACAGTTAGCCGGGGTTGCTGGCCATCCGAATGTCGCATTGGTTGATGGAGTTTTAAAGCCTACTAACTGGGCTGGCGAGACTGGAAAAGATTCTTTTGGCAATGATCTGCCTGATTTTCAATCTGAGGCTGATTGGGCTGCATGGCAGCCAGGGCAAGCTAAGGGATCTGGGTATACTAAAGAACAACTGGATCAGATTAGAAATTATTTGTATGATACAAAATACAAAGATATTGACAAATCTAATCAAGAGCTTTATGACACTAAGTATGCCGCTTATCAAAAAGATCTTGCAAATTATAATAATTTAACGTCGACCTACGATACTATGAAAGGTCAAGGGCAGGGTACAAACGGAGCGTATACAGCTCAGCAAGTCCAAGATTATATTTCAAATACCCCAGGATATCAGAATAGATTAAACTCTGGACTTGATGCAGTGTCTCGGGCAAAATCCGCAGCTGGTCTCCTCGGTTCCGGATCTTTATTAAAAGATTTACAATCATATGGGGATAGGTTAGCTGCCGATACTTATCAGAATGAATTAACTAATCTTGCAAATCTTGCTGGACAAGGTCAACAAGCAGCACAAGGAATTGCGCAAACTCAGACCAACTTAGGTAATAACTCAGGGCAATTAACATATCAAGCGGGGCAAGATACTGCTAATTCAATTTTAGCAGGGGCTCAAGCCCAGGCTAATGCTGTCATACAAGCGAATCAGAAGTTTGATAGAGTCTTGACTGGATCAAGTCGCAGTAGCTCCGGAGGAGGTTTAGGAGGGCTTGGAGGAATCGGCCAATTAGCTGGTTTCTTTAGTGGCGGCATGGGTCCCGGCGTAATAGGAGCTTAATTATGGCAATTAATTATGATTTAACAGAAGTAACATACCCTCAAGCGAAAGTGGTCGCTCAGGGTACAGTATCGAATGCTAGCGCACCAGCTTCTTCAAAAGATTCAGATCCTTTAGGCTCTTTTATGGAAGGCTTTCAGAAATCTCAGTTAAACAGCGCTCAAGTTGAAGGGCAACAATTACGAAATCAAGGCTATGATTTAAATAACCAGCAAGATCAAATTAGATTAGAAGCTTTACAACGAGCTAATGAAGATGAAAAAAATTTAAGACTCGCTGCTGCTGAAGGTGAGCAGAATTTTCGAGACTTATTAGGCAAGACGAATCCTCAAGAGGCTGTTAAATACGATAAAGCAAAGCAAGACTTAACTAATGCTGTTCTTGATGGTAAAAAGAAACTTGGGGAAGTAGATGAGCAGACTTTAAAAAATAATGTTAACGCTTTAGGGGCGTTTGGAAATGCGGCATCTTACATTGAAACAGCGCCACCCGAACAACGTCAGGCATTATACGAAGCTGCTAAACCACATTTGGAAGAAATCTTGAAGGGTACGAATATTAAGTTACAGCTTCCTGAAAAATATGATCAAACATATAACTTAGTTGCGATGAATACTGCTGTAAGTTTGTCTAATCAGATAAAACAAGATCCAACTTTGATGGATAAATTAAAAATGGATCAAAACAGAGCTAAAGCCGATCCTAATGCTCCTGCTCAGCTTGATCCTAATTCATTCCAAGGAAAGAATACATTACAAGCAAATAAATCTATTCAGCAAACTAATGCGTCAAAACTTGGAGACATGGCCGATACAGTTGCAATCTTGCCAACTATTGCTTCGAATTTTGATGCTATGGATAACTTAGTTAATAAAATAAGTCCAATTGCTATGAGTCGTGTTGCTCAGACAACTGGAGCAAGTCCTTATATCGATTCAAAATATGCGGAACTTAAATCGCAATTTAACTCGACAGCTTTAGCCATGAAAAAAGTCATGGGGATGCCTAATGCGGGATTCTCCGACGGTGATAGAAACTATTTAGATGAAATCGTAGGTAAAGGCGCTTCTCCGGAGAATATTAAAGCATTAAATAATTTATTTAGAAATATGGCTCAAAGAGTTCCAGGAGCTTACGCGAAAGCTCAAGATCTGTATCAAAAGACAGGTGGTACAAAAATCTATGATGACGCTGATCTACAAAGCCTTAAAGATCGATTACAGCCACGAGGACAAGTACAACCAGCTGTCGGTGCTCCAACAATGACTCTTTTACAAAAAATCAAAGCCGAACGTCAAGGTAAGAAATAATTATGGCTATTAATTTCGACTTGACTCAAGTCCAGTATCCGGAAGCTAAAATAACCCAAGGCCAGGCACCACAAGCGCAAGCTGCACCGGCGCCCAGTAGTGATTCTGGTGGATTATTATCAGGCTTATTAGAGCTTAAGAATTTCTTAATGCCTCAGCAACAAGAAGCTGCTCCAACGGACGTAAATCAATACCCCAATCAAGATCCGCACCCATTAGTTCAGCAAGCAGTGGCTGATGGTCAAGAAAATATTAAACCTACGTCTGGATTACAAGCCGGACTTAACGACGTGAGTGATCATATGGATAAAAATTTAGGAATTCAATCCGCTATTAACGCAGCTAAGAAAGTCTATCCGGATAATCCTGTAATGGCACAGCTGGCCGCGACTCAAGCTATTTTAGAATCAGGGCTAGCTTCTGGTAAACCTAGTGGACTTGCTGCGAAATATAATAATTATTTTGGTATTAAAGGTAAAGGCGACAACGGATCTGCTGAAATGCCTACTAAAGAATACGTAAATGGTCAGTGGATTAAAGTTCCTCAACCATTTGCATCATATACATCTCCAGAAGGTAGTTTTGCTGCTCATAAGAATTTAATGTCTAAACCTCGATATTCATCTGTCAGTCAGGCAGCTGATCCAGAACAAGCTTTTAACGCTGTCTGGAAGTCCGGGTATGCAACAGATCCTCATTACCCAAAACTGCTCAGCGGGATTTGGAATAAATATGTCAAGTCGTCGTTCTAATGTTAAAACATACCACGAAAGAGCTGCAAACTATGCAAATAGCTAAGTACATTAACACGTTAGCATCATACCCCCGTAACACGGATGTGATTGAAATTATTCTTCATCACACTGTTACGAATAACGTTAAAACAACGGTTGACGTTTTGGCGCAGAGAGGTTTAGCATACCATTACTTAATCGACATCGATGGTGATGTTTGGGAACTCATAGCGCCTGAAAGAATGGCTTATCATGCGAAAGGTTATAATAAAGATACAGTAGGAGTGGCTTTCGTATGCGGCGGGCAGTTCGGACCCCCAAATTCTGACCAAAAAGAAAGCTGTCAAGAACTGATTTCCAATCTAAAAAAACGACTCCCTACAATTAAATTTTTATGTGGACATAAGCATCGATCGACTGCTGGAAAAGTTGATCCAGACGGTGTATCTGATGTAGAATTTACAGACTGGGCAGTTAAATCTAATTTATTATTTAAAAAGGTCAGATAATGGCGAATTTAATAACATTACACGATTTGACAGATGATGAATTGAATCATTTAGATCAAGCAATGCAGTCTGATCAGCATGACGCTCAATCAGAAGCTATTTTAAGAAAATTAGATGATAATTCCTTAGCTGAACTCGAAGCTAGCTATAGTAAACCGGCAGAGGCGGCGAAACCCGAAAACAATCCTCAAAGCCGTTGGGAAGCTGCGAATCCAGATGTACAATCCGCAAAAGCTTTTGGGACTGGTATTGTTAAAGGGGCATTAGATTTTGGCGGAAAAGCTGACCAGTTAGTTTTGAATACCGGTGAAAAATTAGGACTTGTCGACCCTCAAAGAGCGTCAGACTTACGTACAGCATACAAAGCAGTTGAAGCTGCTCCAACTGAATTTGAAAATACCAATCCTACTGCAACCGCGGCTGGTAAATTTGTCGGTTTCAATGCCGTCCCAACTTTAGCTAGCGGAGCGTTTGGAAATACCATCAAAGGCGCTGCGGCTTTAGGAGCGGCTCAAGGTGCTATTATTAACCCTGATAATCCAGTGTCTGGCGGCGTGCTTGGCGGGATTGTAGGGGGAGCCGCTCAAGGAACTTTGAATGCAGTAGGCGGGGTTGCAGGGAAAGCTTTTGATTCATTAGCAAATAAACTCGCAACTGCGAAGAGTAGTGGGATCGAAAATCCTACTATGTCTATGCTGGATCCCGATTCTTTGTCAAGTAATATTGAAAAATTTTTGTCAGCGGTCCCGGGGGTAGGAACGAAAGGTGCTCGAGAACAGGCTTTTAAACAAGCGGATTCTCAAATAAAAAATCTATCGTCCCAAGCTTTGAAAGAAGTCGGTTTGAATGGGGGGTCTGTCGAAGACGCTGTGCATGCTTCTGTTTCAGGTTCGTATCAAGGATTTAAAAACACCGCATCCAGTCTATTTCAAAAAGTAGACACTGCTCCAGGAGAATTCGGAATTACAAATGCAAAAGCGGTTTTAGATAGTCTTTCAAAAGGAAGTAAATATTTTAAATCCAATCTTGATCCAAAACTGCAGCAGTTTGCAGATCTCCCGGATCAACTACCTATGTCCGTCATTCACGAAGCTAGAGAGCGAGTCGATGATTTAGTATCTGAAAAAATTGCCCAAGGTCTTTCTTCTGAAATAAAACCATTAAAAGCTTTAAGAACAGCATTAAATAAAGATTATGAATCTGCAGCGACGGCGGCCGGAGTCGGGGATGCATTTAAGCAAGCTAATGACATCTACGCTAATAAAGTCATTCCAATGAACGATTTAGGAATTAAAGACTTAGTTAATGACCGAGCTAGCGCTAGTAAAATTTACTCTCGATTTATGCCTTTAGATAAACCAAACCCTGTTAAAGCAGCAGATTTTTTAAATTCTTTCGATAAAGATGGGAGAAAAATTGCCGAAGCTGGCGCTCTGCAAAGTATTTTAAAACGAAGTACAGGGAAAGACGGTAATTTAAACATTGACGCGGCCTTTGATAAACTATCAAAATTTTCAGAATCTTACGGGAGCATTGTCACTGGTCAGACAAAAGACTACGTGACAGGAGTTCGACGAATTCTTGGTTATATTAAAAACGGTAAAATGGAGAATATGGCAAAATCTATGCAAACACCCATGACGCTGAAGACACAAGCGATCTTATTAGGTGGCGCAGGATTAGGTTATTTAAATGCACCTCTCGCCATAGCTGCCGGAACCGCGACAAAATTAATCTCAACTATGGTGAAACCGGAGTCAATTTTAGCAATCTCTAGAATCGGAAGTATGTCGGTTAAAGGGACGGCAATTGATAAAGCCATTATGGGAATTTTAAAGTCCACAGCTGTTAATAATGTCGAACCAGCCAAAGACGATGAGAATAAATATCAACAATCACCGCAAGCGGTTTTAGGCATTCGAGGTTAACAGTGAATTTTGAATTATTAGCAATTATTGTATCAGTAGGGGTCAGCCTTCTAGGATGGATTGAAATGAGACTTTCGGCAGTTAGAAAAGAATTATTAGAGCAAATACAAAACAAGCAGCAAGTAGATTCAGTGATTCAAGAATCTATTAAAGAAGATCTGCTTAGACTTGAGAAAAAGCTAGATGATTTGACAGAAAAGCTTTTTAAATTGAAAGTCAACAAGATTTGACCTCCATATAAGCCCGTAGAGCGACGTTTAGCTGTTAGGTAGTACGTTCCTATAGCTGATATCATAAAATCGCTCTATGAGGCTAGAATTGCGTTTAAATCAATATTGATGAATTTCGTGCCCTTCTGGTACGGAAATCGGCTTATCTAGGATGTCTAAAGTCGCTGGATCGATGAATTTGACGGGTTTACCTAAATGCTTAGCAAATTTTATCTCCGATATAACTCCGTAAGACTCCAACCAACCGTCACTCATTAATACCCAGACTTCTGAGCATACAGAAATCCAAGTAAAGTCGTCTTTCGCCCAAGTATCAAAGCCGCCATCGAATTGATGAAATTTAGCTATCATCGACGACATCGCTATCGGCAACAAAAAACAATACTGATTCTTAAATTTCTTCTTTAATTTTCCGGCTATCAAAGACTCGTAATTCAGTCTGATAGTCATTTGCATTGCTGCATCATCTTTCGACGGTAAATGCGACGAGTAAGCATTCGCCAAATAAACTGGAGTTGCGAGTTTACGAGGTAGATTGTGTACTTTCATCGTCTATCACTCCTTTCATTGAATGATCAGAATAATCACTCTCTGTCAGTAAACCTCTTTTTCTTCGAGTGTATTCCATAAGAGCACGAGCTGCGAGATGTAAGGCCGGATGTAATCCACTTTCATGATCTGCCTGAACTCCTGTAGACATCTCTGCAGCGTGCCTGAATGCTGATGCGCACATATCCTTATGAGAACATTTCCTTCCTTCCGCAGTCAACCAATTGTCAGCTCCATGCTTCCTAGCTCCCATCGAAAAAACTTCAAGAAAATCGAAAAATTCTGTAGGGATGTTAAAACCTTCTTGATGATACCCACTCAAAATAAGTAACGTTGATGCAGGTATACCGGTCATTATAGACATTTGTAAATAGGTATCGGAATCATGAAATTGCATTCTGGAGTTCATTTTAAACCTCGTTTATTTGGACAGTTTTATTAGAACCACATTTCGTGCAATGCAGTCGTTGCATGCTTTTAGTCTTTAATCGTAAAATACCGTGTTTGATTAATGACTCTGATCCGCAGCTTCCGCAAGTCGTATCAGTAATTTCAGATGTGATAAGCTTCTTATCAATAACTGGCTTTAATCTGTTATATATCTTCTCTAGAACTACAATATCTTGTCGGTTATATTTTTCAATACGCTTAGCGGCTGCTTTTGATTTATTTGGTGAACCGATCAAGAAAGTAATCCAATCACCGGATTCAGGCTTTCCTTTTTCCTGTGTACCATCTAATTTACTTACTAAATAACCTAAACGATTTGATGTAAAAGCGAAATTTTTTCTAGCTAGTTTCAAGGTGTCTATGGAGGCAATTTTAGGTAATGGTGGAAGATTGTTTAAGATTAACCTGGTATTAAACCGTTTAACGTCGAATTTATCGGAGTTGTGGCCTACAACATAATCAGCTTTGATTAGTTCATTATAAAAGCGTTTAGCGAGCTTCTTGTCGTTCCCTTTTTTAGCGTGCATAGAATGCACAGTCGACTCACCTTCCCATTTCCAAGCGATAGAGATCAGTTGCCACGGAACAATCACGTTCTGATGTGGTATCGCTTCTGGATATAGGCCGAAACTAGCGACTAGATCGTGGGATGTTTCAATATCGAAAAATAATACTTTAGCTTTTGTCGTCATTTCTTGATTCCTTCTTCTTCAAGAATTCGTTCAATCCAGCCTTCTTTAATCAGCTTAGGCGTTAGCCTGTAAATCTTCCAACCGAGAATCTGAGCTTCGTTGTACTTTTCACAGTCTCCCTCAAACCCCGCAGGTCTGACATGCCTCCCGCCTGACCAAATCCCACCTTCAATCTCTATAGCGACTTTTTTCTCTATACATGCAAAGTCGAATCTCCAGCGTCTTGTTTTATGGAACTTATGCTCTCTTGTGACAGACTTAATACCCCTGTCGTCGAGCACTGACTGAGTCCAAGTTTCCCAATCATTAGTCCTTGTAGACATAAATCATCTTCCTGTTTTTTATAAGTATATGGAGCAAAAAATCTCGAATCCCAATTATACCACGATTCATCATAACTTCGCAAGATAAATAGTAAATTACAGATCTCATTACGAACTTCATCAGGAGCATTGATATGCCTAAACTGATTAAATACATATTGACGGCATTCTTCGACTGTATGGCTATCGAAAAAGGTTCTGGCCTTAGCTAAATAACTATGATAACTTAGCCATTTTTCTACACCAGGGGCAGCATACTTTTTGGCGACTTGACGAAGGCTTGGAATATTGTCGACAGCGTCGCCAGTAAGGCACTGCATAAAAAAAGCTTTGTTAGCCTCGTCAGTTGACACTTTCAATAATTCTTTGGTATTTAAATTAAAATGAAATCCAGGGATTGTTTTCAAGTCTTTATCAATCGACGCAATAATCAGTGTCTGATATTTCTTTTTTAAATCCAAGTCACAGGCTAGAATTCCAAGCTTATCATCCGCTTCCATCCCTTCCACCATCTCGGCTTGGTAAGCTTCGACTAAAATTTCTCTAATGATTCCATAGAGCTTAGGTTTCGACTCCGGCTTCCTATTACCTTTATAAGGCTGAAATTTAGCTATATCAAATCGATAATTCCCTTTTCCAGTAAGAAAGATTCTAAATTCTGTTGTACCGCAGTCCTTTAATATTGAATTGATTTTCTGTCTTAGAATCATTTCAGCGTCACTTGCCGAACCGACAACGAAATGCTTCAAGATAGCATAACCATTCTGTACCGATGATTTTTTAAATTCCACAGCTTGTTTTAGTGTCTTGAACGTCCGATCTCCTACAGTATAAAAAGTCTTTTGACAAGCAAAACCTACTTGGTATGTTAATATATCACCATCGATAAGGAGTAGACTCATTCGTCCTCTCCTTCATCAGAGCCATTAACATCTAATTGTTTGCCTGTTTTGACATCATAGGGGATCGCGTCAACTTTAAAATATTTCCGATAATCCCATAGATTTTGAATAGCTGCTTCAGTCCTTAACCAATCTATATCGTCGATCGATTTAGTCTGATTGAAATGGGCTTGTAAGGTTAGTTTTTTAGTAGTTCGATTGTAACGTTCAATTTCTAACAAAGGAAATTTCTCCCCATTATAGAAATTATACTTATCAGATAGCACTCTTCTAACCGTTTTAAAACCTTTCTCGTCATGGATATCGTCTATTTTGTAAAATTTTTTCTCTTTAGACTCGTACGCTGAATGGTGCATTTCGGTAGTAATATGCGTCACCATCAATTGATAGTCACGTATCAGTTTCGGACTTAAAAACTGAGATAGTGCAGTCGAGTCGTTAAAATTATAGCAGCAATCCTTAACAGCATCGAGCCAATCCGTTTCGACTAAATCTGGGAAATATACGCGATCTTCTTCCGTCGGGCTAGTGCAAATACGTTTTATATCATGTAATAAATTATATCCTAAATGGTATGGGTTAAAATTAACTCCCATCTCATTCGAATGACGTACCACGCAAGTATGGCTGTGGAGGATCTCCATCATTTTACCTTCATCTAACCAGCCTTCATCATATAAATCGTGCGATAACTGATGGTGCCAGAAAGACGCCCATCCCTCATTTAACATTTTTGTCATCATTTGAGGGTAGAAATATCTACCAATTTCAGCATACGATTTAATGACTGCCCTAGCGCTGCGAGGAAGTCGTGGGGAATAGTCCGCAATAAAATCTAATAGGCTAGACGCTTCGGCATTTGTCACTGTTTTAGCGCTAATTCCGCGATCTTTATCCAATCCTAAACTAGCTGTTGAGACTGAGAATTCCTTATTTAAATCCTGTTTTAATTGCTCTGTAGACTCTTCGATCTCTTTCGTGGTTCTGAAATTTTGTTGACGAAATGAGACACCATAGAATTGTAGCGGTAAAAGTTGCTCAAATAAATCTGTCATTCTATAGTTTTTTTCTATCGCCTCTGCTTCATATTCCTCCAGATTCTTTCTGAACTGTTTAAATAAAGAAATCGCATTACCGGCTTTAGTATACTGCTGGAATAGGTAATTATTCTTAAAGAACGAAGAATGGCCGACGGCGGCATGAGCTAGCACTAAAGACTGCATAGCTGTCGAATTAGTGTTTAAGATATAGCATAAAGATGGGTTAGTGTTAAAAATCACCTCATACGCAACGCCCATCTGGTTGCCTTGATACTGTTTTAATAGCTGTTCGTATGTAACTCCGACAGACCAGTGATTAACCCAGATCGGAAAGCTTCCAGCATGAATATGAAGCATATCTTCCCATGTGACAATCTCGAATAAAGGTTCATAGAAGTCAATATTATATTTTTTTATTGCAATATTACGGATAATGTCCCACATGGCAAGGATATCATCTTGAGACCATTCAACTTTACTGAAAGGATTATTTCGTTTTTTCATTAGTTAGTCTCCCGGCGTTTTTTGTAGATATGAGTAAATGTTTTCAACATACTCTCCGCAATACCCGAATTCGACTCATTTTCTAGACGTATACTATCTAATGTAACTACATCGATTTTATTGTTTTTAGTAAGCCTGGCCATCGTGTAAAAATCTGATAGACGTTTAATTGAGTCGCCCCATCCATGAGAGACTATAAATTCGATATAGCTTAAATGACGTATTTTTGGTAATACTTTTGTCTGCAGTATTGTAAATGCTCGTTCAACGTCCTCTGCTGTTATAACTTCCCCGTCAGAAGTCTGAGATACATAAATATTCCAAGAAGGCTCATTGTACTTTTCTTGAATAATCTCTGCCATTTTTCCGTACGCAGGCGCAATCATTGTTCCGCCGTCAATACGTTTATTAAAGAAGTCATCATAATTAAGTACATGGGCACGTTCTGCATGCTGGATGTATTGAACTTCTACAACTTTATACATTTGCGTTACAAATAGATGAAGTAGCATAAAGTAGATTTTTGAAGCGTACCTCATTTTTTCTGTGATAGATCCAGATACATCCATTATAAAGAAAATAACGGCTCTGGATTCGGCTGTTTCGATAGGTTGCCTTAAATTATAGCGTAGATCTTCCTCAATAATGTATGGTGTAGTTTTTCCACGCTTTTCTGCCGCTACCTTACGACCAATCGCATTCTCCATAGTCTTCAGTAAATTAAGCGATGTCGGGCTTCCAGTTGTCGTATAGCCGGCTCTTTGATACTCTGACGAGATTAAAGAAAAGAAAGTTTTTTCAATATTAGGAAGTTCTAGACCGTTAAATAAGATATTTAAAAACTCTTCTTGAGTTAGGATTAGATCCAAGACACTTTCGCTATCTTCACCGCCCCCGCCACCCTGACCTGATCCGCCGCCACCGCCTTGACCTGGCGGTACGGGAATCTTTTGACCACGATTATATTTATCATTTCCGTGAATAATAAATTTATCTTCACCGTGGTCGCTATAGATAGGAGGGTTTGGAATGTCATTGGCTTTTATGGTAATTTTTTTCTTACCTTTTAAGCCATCTATTCCGGTATTTTTTAAAATATCAGCAGCTTGCTTACGAATCAAATCTCGGTTGCGATCAATCATTTTCTGACGACTGATCGCTTGACCTGATTTATGTGAACGACTTTTGTCAACTATTCCAGTCATTGAGACCCCCTTATCTCGTTTGACAGTTACGACTTAATTACGACTCACTTTAGCATACCAGTCTGTCAAAATGGCTACTTGTCTTTCAGTGTAGCCTAATTTCTTCATTCTGTCAACAAAGTGACGATGTCGTTTTTTACTGTCATCATCGCCGTGGGCTGAAGTTGCAATAATAGGTAACATGTCTTCAATATTACCAAGAATCTTCGCTTCAATCACGTCTTTAATTTTTTGGTAAGCTGTCCATTTTGGTTTTTTACCATTATTTTTTGCTTGATATCTAAACGCGAAGGTTACGATCTCGTTTCTAAAATCCTTTTTATTAGATATACCGGCAGGTTTTTCGATATCTATTAAGAAATCATCTAAATCTTTAACGCTCATCATCAGGCTAGATGATGGATCTTTAATGTTGTCTTCTCGCAAGAAAGCATCTGCAAATAAGACGTACCTATCAAAAAGATTCTGACCGTACTCTTCGTAGCTATCAATATACGCTTTTCGAAGTTCTTTATCTAAAAAGTCTCTGTAATCCTCTAAAACGAGTTGATGACATGCTAGGTAGTTAGTCTCAATTGCCGGATCAAGATTTTCTTTCCTGATTCGCTCCTTTAATAGAATTAATAAATGTACGGGATTTGCGGCCGTTTCACTTATATCGTAGTTAAATGTTTCCGCAAGCAGTTTAAAAGCAAATCGAGTAGACACTCCGGAAAAACCTTCTTCTGGAAGAGCTTGTTTCGCTTCTGCTTTTAACTCATATACACCTTTCACATCGCTAATCTTGTGCTTTAAGTTTTCTCCATCATAAACTTCTAATTTAGTTTTTAATTGCGCATGCTGACTTGGTTTGAGTCGAGTTAAAACCGAAAACTTCGCTAATGTCTCAAGAGTTTTAGGAGCAACTGGAGCATCGCTTAAAGAACTATCATTTAGCATTTTTTGATAGATCTTTCTTTCTTCGCTATACCTCAATGTATAGGGAATTTTAACAATAAAGATACGGTCGATTAACGCTTCGTTACGTTTATCGTTACGAAATTTCACCCACTCCGATTCATTCGAGTGAGCTACAATCAAACCGTCAAAAGGAATAGCCCCGATCGGCTGTGTACCATTGTACATACCGGATTGCGTCGCTTCTAAGAGGGGGTTAAGCGACTTAATCGGGGCTTTAAACATTTCCGCAAACTCCATCATTCCCCGGTTACCTTTACATAAACCTCCCGAGAATGAATATGCGTCAGGGTCAGTCGGTTCTAAAAGACCGATTTGTGATATATTTGCTTTACCGACTAAAGAAGATATGTCTTGATTGTTTTCGTCACCAGGTTCGACATGGCTTATCGCAACTTGATTGACTTCGCTAGGAAATAATTTAACAACTTTTAACTGAGAAATATCGCCATCAACGGATTTTACTTTTTGAGTTAACCAAGGAGATGGTAACACGTTTAAGTAACGAGCTGGAATTCCTAACATGGCAGCGTCTTCAGCGGTAAATAATGAAAGCGGGTTATCTAGCACTGGAGAGCCTTCGATAGCGTAGAAAGGCCTTAAAGCCATTAAATGCTTTAATAAACGCACGATCGTGGATTTACTCGATCCGACAGGTCCTAAAAGATAAAGAATTTGCTTCTTTTCTTCCAGACCTTGAGCAGCGTGTTTCACGAAAGAGACTAGATCTTTCACAGGCAGCTCTAAACCATAGATATCTTTAAAAGACTCAAATACTTGAATAACTTCGTTTGAGAATATTCTAGCAAGTCGTTCGTCATTTTTTGTGTCAACAAGATTAGGGGCGCCGATAGCATCCAATAATCTTTCCGAAGCGGTTGCATATGCTAACTTGTCCGTTTTGCACAATTCTAAATATTCCTCAAGGCTTATAGTCTCTTGGACTCGAGAAACTAGCTTACTACCAACGTGTTTTAAATTTAACATGAGACACCCCATTCTCAGTTTATTAAATGAAATCCGGGTCGTTCACTGATGTTATTTCAGTTACAGACTCACCGGCGACTTTCTCGGAAACTTTGTCAGCCAACCATTTTGGTAGAGCTTTTTTCTGCGCCTCAGTCGCTTTCTCTTTGTCAAGGATTAAAACTGTCTCACCTTCAATTGGAAGTACCGATTTTAATTGACTAGATGGGACTTTCAAAATATTAGCGATTTTTGGGCTTCCTGTATTTGTTAATTCTACTTGAACTTGTACCGGTGCACCTAAAAGATCTGCTAAATTAACAGCTCCCGAAGTTTTTCCAGTTGCTGCATGTACTACTTTAGTTAAAAACGATTTCTCGCCTAAAGATGAGGCTCCTGTTTTTGTTAATGCAGCTGGACGGCCGTCAGTCGTTTTAACATCCGGGATCTGAAATACGATTGCAATTTTATCCGTAAATAACTGCTTAGCTCCTGGGAATGTATTTTTTTCTAAACCTATATGAACGATATGCTGGACACGTCCTAAATACACATCTGGTTGGATATTTAATTTCGAGGCGCCACTAGAAGCGTTCTCGCCGATTGTCATCGTTGATTTAAGTGCCATACTTACCCCCTAAGTTAATGTGTTTCTGCCCATGAATGTCCGAAACCTCCGTCACCTTTCATTGGACATTTGAAGTTGAAGAACTCACCAGCTTTTCGAATTGAATCAGGAACTATATTACGTATTATACTCTTTATTTCTTCCGTGTCAAGTACTTCTAATTGAAATTCATCGTGAATATTCAATACAAATTCGTAATCGCGTGACGGTACGAGTCCCTCCGCTTGTAAATCCTGATCAGCTATAAATAAAGCTTTTTTCATTATTAACGAGCCGCACGATTGTAATAACATATTCAATGCTGAGTGATCGGATCTTACCTTTAATTTTCTACCGTCGATAGCCTTTAAAAATCCTTTTTCTTCTAAAGCTGCTTTTATACTCCCTTTTAATGAATCGAGTGCAGGTATCTGATCTCCGTAGTTCTTCACTAAGACTTTACCAGCAGCGACAAATTTAAACCAGATCTCTGGTCTATCAATGTTTTTTGATTTAGCCCACTGCTTAACTTTATAAACTTGTGTATCTATATTGGGTACAAATTCATCTAAATCATATCCAAATCGATGAAGGATTTCCCCCATTTTTGGGGACTGAGCTCCATATAACATTGCGTAAAATAATGTTTTAGCGCAGTCTCGGTCTCCGGAAACTCCATAGGCTTCCGCATTTAACGTATGTACGTCTGTTTTATCCTCTTTTTTTCCGTGAAGAATGGTTTTAATAAAATCCCCGTTATCATACCTAGCTAAATAGCCCGCTAAACATCTTAATTCTAATGCGTCGGCGTCACATCCAAATAAAATTCGTCCTTTGGGGGCAATGAATAGCTCTCGGCATTTTTTACCGTAAATATTTTTTTCGGATGGTACTTGCCCCAGGTTGGGAGAAAAGTGGCTCATGCGGCCTGTTACTGTGCCATTTTGAACAACTCCACCATAAATCCGGCCATTTTTTACGCTTTTTAGCCACGAACCTTCTCCAGTCCATAATTTGCCCGATATATTCTGAGCTAAATAATACTCTTTTAAATTCTCAATGCCTGGTAAAGGGAGGCTCGATAAAACCTTCGCATCTAATTTCGCTGCTCCGGCTTCCGTGAATTCTTCAGGACTCCAACCAAGCTCTTTCTGAAGCCGATCAGCGACTTGCTGCCTAGATCCTGGATTAAATTCTTCAAATTTAATTTTTGTGAAAGTATTCCCTTTTATATAGCCTAAAGATTTCCGAGTCACAGCTGGGGTGACCTCACCGCAATTAATAACTCTTGTTTTGAATTGTTCTCTAAGTTTTTGTCGTAATTCAAATACCTTCGAGTCAATTTCGGTTAGTAGATCAATCGCTTTTTCTTCGTCAAAAGCTACGCCATAATTGACTTGACGGGTTATTATTGGCGTTATAGATTGCTCTATTTGAATAGGTAAGTCCGAAAGGATGTGAGCGGATTTCTGTGATATTAAATACTCGTACAATTTTAAAGTGACAGTTGTGTCTTGAATACAATAGTCAAACATCTCTTCGCTAGGCGCTGCAAAAGATCCTGAAAACTCGCCTTTAAATTCTCGCAACCTAACGCCCCAAGCCTTAAGACTATGCCCGCCCTTGACTTTATAGATTTCTTTTTCATACGACGTTAGCGGCTTTGATTCGTAAATATCGGGATAGAAAAGCAATGATAATATAAACGTGTCAATGTGGGCGATATTTAATAAATCGATTCCTAGTAATTTTTTAATTAATGGGATATCATATGCAATAATATTATGGCCAACGAGTAAATCGAAATGTTTACTTTTAAAATCGTCTAATGTGCCTGAAGCTAGTGGAAAAATCTCTAAGTCATTTGTATACAACTCAACAACGCCAGTCTCAATATGCCGCAGCGCTATACAATGGATTCGAGTTGCTTCTTTATACAATCCATTCGCTTCGATATCTATAATATATTTAGACATAAAGCCCCTTAAATGTCGTCATTAGGTGCGTTAAAAGTTAAACTGCCTAACCCTTTCTGTAACTCTAAAAGTCCAGAATCGGAATTATAAACTAAATTATCTGCTTGCCCTACATTTCCACTAATTCGATTTTTTAAAACACGTAACAATAAGGTATTCGGGTCGTTTCCTTGCTGATCTCTCTCTAAAGCTAAGACCACGTCCGAAAGTTGCTCTAGTGAGCCGCTCCCTCTTAAATCTGTAAGGCTTACTTGATCACCTTCATTATAATCTTTCCCGCGTTTTACATGTACCGCAGCTAAGATCCCCACTCCAGTACGTGCCACAATAGAACGCAGTGCTGTCATGATGCGATCAATGTCTTTCCGTTCACCTTCCCGGCTAGACTCTAAACCTGACACGAGAATCGAAATATGATCTAAAAATATAAAATCAATTTTATAAGCTTGCACTAAAAATTCAACGATAATTTCCAGACGCTCGAGACTTAAGGATCCAAAATGCTCGTAAAAAGTCATCCTATCTTTAAATTTATCTAATGATTTTTGTATTTTCCAATCGGGAATGCTGTCGGGGTTCTCGACAAACTTATAAGCTGGGCAGTTGTTATCTAAAGCAATAAAACTTTGTACAGTAAACAGCATGTTTTCTTCTAAAAAAATATTAGCTATTTTTAGATCAGTCGAATTATCTAGAAGATATTTACCGAGCTGTTTCATAAAAGTCGTTTTTCCGATCCCCGATCCAGCTGCTACTAAAGTTAATCGTCCTTTATTTAATCCACGAATCATTTCATCCAATTTAGGGTATGGTAATGGCAACCCTCTTGGTACAGCTTTTTTTATCTGCTCTAAAGTGATATCAGAAAGTGATACTATCCCGTCCGGTCGATATTCTCGTGCCGAGAAAGGCATCCTAATAATATCAGCGATCCGCCCGGCTACCAACATCTCATTTAAATCTTTCATAGGCAGTGTTGCGATTTTAACTCTACCAGGCGGAAATAATTCAGCGCATTGCTGCGTTGCTAATTTCCCAGCTTCATCATTATCGAAAGCTAGGACAATTGTTTCGAATCCAAGTAAAAAATCAAAACTTTTTCTGAGGTCATTGACTGCGCTCGCGGCTCCTTTATTAATAGATACAACGGGGTATTTCCCTTGAGTCACTTCAGCATACGACATCGCATCGATGGCGCCTTCCGTTACGATAATCATTTTTGTATATTTATTAGACCAAAGATGTTGCCCAAATAAGCCGCACTCTTTTTCGGCACTCGCATTTTTCCAGGCAAATGTTTTATTTGGGTAACGTAGTTTTTGAGCTAAAATTTCACCTGTTACTTTATGATGATAATTTTCAATATGAACCGGATTATTATATTCATCCGTACCTTGCATATAGCCGAATAATTCACAGATTTCTTGGGAAATTTTTCTAGAAGGAAGGCCGTTAAGAGACCCTTGTAGCAAGGATGTATCTTTTATTTCTAGATTGGATTTTTGTCTAGCTTTTAATTTATTAAAGCCGCAGTCTGGAGTAAAGCAATATTCACTTCCATTCTCGAAGACTTTTCTATTGTCTTTTGATCCGCAGACATCGCAGTTCTTCGTTTCTGTTGCCATATTCAAGCCCCTCTTCTTTAAATATGCGTTTTAGATCGTCAATTGACGTGTTATCGAAGATAATCTCATCAATATCTTTGTCTGAAGATGCTGTAGTACATCTGAGACACCAGCCTCCAAGCTCTTCAAATAAATCTTGCTCATTTGGTCTCAGTATTGAATTACAGCATCCACATCGTAACCCGTAACTCATTCTCATTGGTGAATCCCTATAATTGCACTTAATACAATAAATAACAAATCATTTAACAGCCAGATTAAAATTAAAAACGGTGTTAATGGTAGTAAGCATATCACAGTTACAAGTAAGAGTAAATATAAAATTATTAGTTTGATATACTTTTTCATATAGTTACCCTGAGACCGTTTTTAATAAGGTAACGGCTACACCTTCGTCGCTTAAATGTTTACGAAAATCATCTTCGTTACTAACATATAACGTTACACTGTCATTATTGGTTACTTGATTAATTAAAACACATCCAAAACTATCATCTAAAAACTTATTAATGTAATCTTGAAAAGCTGCGAAACTGTCTCCGGAATCCATGGTTGTATATAAAGTTTGGTAGACTTCTTCGTTATACATCAGCCCACCTGATGAAGTATTAGTTTGGTAAACATATCTCACTAATTGGATTTTAGATGCGGTTTTCATGGCACTTACTCCTATCTAGTTTCTATAATTTTATTATAGACTCTAAATAAAAACTTACATTAAAGCACCCTTAAATTTTAAAAATTTCCAGTAAGTATATACGACGCCCAGTTTCTAGGTAGCCGCGTCGCTTCGGTTCTTTTTGCTGTTAAATGAGAATCGAGCAAAGCTTGTAATTCAGCGGATATACTTAAAGCAACTACAAACGCTTCTTGTCTGTCAGATGGGTGGACTAGCGCAATCATCTTGTCAGAGATCAGATTAAATATAAACATAACGTCGCTACCGGTCATTTCCGCGTTTGTGTCGAATCTGATGACTAAGTCTTTATGATCTTCAAACATTATGTCTAACGCATTTTTAGTGAAACCTAAAGATGCCATATCTTTTCGCAAACCTTGATTGAATTCGTCAATTGTTTTTTCACATTCTTTTTCTGCAGGATCTCCGCAGTTCGCTCGGTGAAATAAGATCATCGCATTTTGATGGATGTGGACTTCGTCCGCCAAAGCTGTGATAACCGCAGCTGCCGATGCTGAGAATGAATTGACTTCAGCGATAACATATCGGAACTTACTCGTTTCATCTAAAAACGCAGCCATTGTTGATATATTGCCGCCGAAGCTATCCGTAACGATGGTTAGTGTGTCATTTTTATTCGCAGCTGCTAGCTCTTTAAAAAGAGGGCGCATCGTATCGTCGTTTATCTCTTCAGGTAAATAAACTGTCAAAGCAAAACTGCAGTTAGACACGATCGCCAGTAAGCAGCCGATAAAAAGTTTTTTCATAATTCACCCTTCAAAATCTAGACCTGTTTCAAGTTCAATAGCATGCAAACGATCATCATAATTTAAAGAATAATCTGAGGAAAAATCTTCGACTTCTAACACTCGTTCTTTAACTGCATCCCATTCTAATTTAATCATACAGTACCTCACATTAATAGTTAAAAAATAACATCTTTATATAGGATTTCAGATTACTGACTTATTTGTTTTAACCGGAAAATCTCTGCTTTATCTATACCCATGGACTCTCGAACTTCTTCCAATAGTTCTGAAAGAGATCCGTCCGAAGCTGCTAGATAGAAGTCATCTTCGTCTAATAACAATCTTGCTTCTTCGCAATTTGGGTTATTACAAAATCCACAATGTTTTCGTAATTTACTCATTTGACACCTCCTTTACCTTTACGAACATGCCACGCATATACCACCGTACACCAAACACCAAGAAAAGTCAATAGCAACGCGCCACCTAAATCAAAATTTTCAGATAATATGTAGATGTTCCAGTCCATCTATAACCTCCATTCAAAACTAACTGCTAATAAAACGCTAGCAATCAATCCTGGGATTCCAAAAATCATCGGTAAACTCGCTAAAACTGCAATAACTGCTATTTGAAAGAGTGTAAACATACATCCTCCTTACTCTAAGTTACCAGAACGCAATTCATCACGTTCAAGTAATTTTAGAAATTGAGAAATCAAGTCTATTTCTTCTTGACTTAAGGATGTTTCTTTATGGTAACTAGTCGGATTTGAGCTTTTATTTGAATTTCTATACCAAGCAGTCATGGCACTTACTCCTATCTAATCTTCATATTTACAGTATAGTGCCATATTTTGGATCTGCATTAAAGCAGTCTTAAATTATTAAAAAAATTTTTCTATAATACGCAATAATTCAAAAAAGCCTACAATTGCTATAGGAGTTATGCAAATCAATAAAAATGTGAATGTGATTTGCGCTGCAAATTCAGGACTAAACATTGGTTTTCTCCTTCTTTTTAGCTGTTTTTCGAGATTTTTTCTTTATCTTACCATCGGTGTTCGGCTTTTTAGATACGACGGTCGTTGGAAAACAGGCTTCAAATACTGCGATTGTAGTGATTACAAATACTACCGATATTACGAATAAAGCGAAAGTCATAAATCACCTATTAAATTAATTATGTAGAATGTCGATGTTCGAATCACAGCCCGGACTTACTTCCGCAGCTGCTTGTAAAGCTAACTTCAGTTTCGTTTCTGGAGACATATCAGGTGCGACTTTTTCAAGAGCTAATAAAGCACCCCATGCAAGACTACCGCCACATCCTGCAGCAAATGGGGTTGATATCGGTCCAATTGCAATTAAATCAGGGGATACATCTAATTCATATAAATCTTTCCCGATACCAACCAAGATTGTTGCTGATAAATCTGTTCCGTCGCCATTTTTTGCTAATCTAAATTCGTTTTTATTAATCCATCCAGTTTTTCGCATATGTTTAATATAAGCTGGCAATAATTTTTTATTTGCGTAGATGTACGTATCTTCATTTTTTAGAAATTTTGGAGGTTCAAACAAATCAGTAGCAGTATCGCAGACGACTGATGTACCAGTGCCTGCAAATAGTATACCGCCTCTGAATGTGATTTTTGGTCTAGGCGAAATTTGAGCTTGTCCGAAATGCCACGAAATGCGACGATCGCCTGCAAAATAAAGCTTTTCATTATGTTTTAAAACCGCTAGACACGTTTGAGATGTTCGAATGTGTTTAGACATATATACCTCGTAATATTATTTCTTGAAGTCTTCCGGATACGTTTCTAATAAATCTAAATAATCATTTACAGCTTCTTTAAATGCTATTTCTAATTTATCAATCGTGTCTGCTTCGTAACCAATAACTGCGTTCGTATTTGTAATAACATTTCCGTAAAATAATTCTTCGTCGAAGTCGTAGTTTGCTGTCCCTTTATAGCCTTTATATTCCATCATAAAACCCTCTAAAATATCCAAGTTGTGTAAGAAAGTAATCGATAAACTTCGACGTTAGCGTCTGAATACGTCGGATGTGTTGATATTATATTATCATATTGGTCTTTAATTCGGTAGAGATTGTCGCCATCTTTTTCAATTGTAAACATATTCATTTTAAAGTTTCCTTATACCGTCAAAGTAATTAAGGACGTCTGTGTAGCTAGCAAAACTTAAAGTACCACATTCACTTTCCACTTCCCATACACCATCTCTATTACGTATATTAAGATTTTCTACGGGCTGAGTCAACCATCTTTCAAGCAGTCTAGACATAAGACCCCCTAATGTAAGTTCTTTTTTTGCAATATAGCTGGATTAAGTTCTTCGTAATCTGCTGCGAGCCGCTCTTTTTGTACCATTAATTGCGTTAACTGGTCAGTCAATTGCTTTGATAGCATGTCGATCACTAAATTTTGAGTTTTTCTAAGCGTTCTAAATAAATAAATATTGATGCAGATCGACAGTGTGAGTAAAATACTGATGCCTATAATCATTCACCACCTCCGATCATCGAATCGAGAATTACCGCAACTGTCACCATTACAAGTATTGTAAGTGCCACGAAAAAGACTGATAACATCATATTACACCCCCGATATTTTCTTGTCAAGCTCTCTGAGAGATTTTTGTATTGAATCACGCCAAGAGTGGTCTTCTTGTTGCTTTAACTCGACGTACTTTGCAACAATCCTAGCTTTAGTTGCTTCGGATTCAACCTCGTCGAGCTTTTTAACTAAAAACTCAACCATCTGTTCTAACGATTTGACTCGTTGAACTAAAAGACCACTTACTTCACAAGCCATAAATCACCTCGACTTTAACATTAAATCTTCGATTTTAGGTTTTAAATCTTCAATTTGAAGCCATAGACTCGTTAGTTCGTCTATTTCCTGACGAAGTGAGGCTATTTTTCCTTCTTTACTGCCATCGTGTTTTGATTCTAACATAAACCACCTCGATAACTACTCTAGATTAATTAAATATAATGATCCTGACACAATCCCAGACATTAAAGACAGAATTACAAAAAAGCCTTCTGAAATATGTATAGGCACAGCTGCAAGGATCGCTAAAGATAGCAGTAAAATATATGGTATAACTGATCCTACAACTGCTGTTAACAAGAACAGTGTTACTTTACCTAAGAACTGTAGAAAGTTATTGACACACCCCCTTATCGGAGCGGAAGCGGGCTGTTCTTTACGCACTCGTTCTATCGCTTGAACCAACTTATTGTAATCCTTTCTCATTGTAGCGTCTATGTTTTGTGTAGCTATTTCTGTCCTAAATTCCAAGTCCGACAGATTACTTTCTAATTCCACATATTTGCTACGTAAATATTCAATGTCTTTTTGGATATCGATCGCGTTTTTCATAAGTCACCCTTTTTCTTTCGATCTCTATAATCTAAATACTCGGCTATAGCGACTGTTATTGCGTAGATACTTAATAATGCCATAGTTGCTAAAGAAGTAGAGCTCATTTCTTGTCTCCTTTCTTATTTATATCGTCAATGCCTTTCGTTACTTCAGAGCCTACAGCCACCACAGCTAGTATCGATACTATTGTCAAAAAGACTTCAACTAAGTTCATTTGATCCTCCACTCGTCAGTAAATCATATTTCTTTTTCAATTTCCCGTATTTTTCCTTTAATTCACTTAATTCGTCTCGAACTGTTTTGTATCGTCCTTGTTTCAATCCAGCACTAATTGCCAGATCAGCCCAGACTCTTTCTATATGTGTCAGTTTCATAAAGCACCTTTATTTCGCATTTCTAAAATAGCTTGTTCGACATATTCTTCATCAACATCAATTGCATCATACCATTGAGCTAGTTTAGCGTCAATCAATTGATTTCGGACTATCCGAACTTTAATCAGTAAATCTTCGTGATCAGATCCTAAATTTAAAATCTTTTTTTCGATCTCAAACAATAATCGAATTTGCTCATTGACGAATGATTCTGTTACATAAACTTCTCTACTCATATTAACCCCCTTAAAGTTAATTATCTTACATGTATCACTATAACACGTATGTCTTAAGAGAACCTTAAATTGTAAAATATTTTATAATGACGTAGATTAAATAGAGAACAAATGGAGGGATTAAGAGATAAGCTAGAACATAGAATAAAGGAAGAGCAATGGCGCATGTTAAAAATATAAGGGAAAAGGCCTTATAAAACGTGTCGATAGTGAAATCAACTAAAATCTTTAGCGTCTTTGAGATATTCATAATAAGTTTTTCCGTAATAAGTTGGCTGGCTGGAAATTGGATCGAATTCGGCAGGAATAGCCGAAGATAGAATAACGTGCCTATAAAAAGTTGTTTTACTTGGACGCATAGTTATTACATGATATTCGCCATGCCTAGCCCCATAATTCAAAGCTGCAGCATACACATCATCCATCATTTCTTCAGTAGATTCATCAAAAGAAAATAAACATACGTCATTGACGGAGTCATTATATCGTTTCATTTAAGATTCCTTTATTTTGCCTCTAAGACCTAGCGAAAAGAGGGACTAGGTCCTAAGGCGCTTGGTACTTGCTGTCGGGTAAATACCTGCCCTAGTATTATAACATATCACAATTTCTAAATCAAATAACGTCGTATTACGTGATGAATATCAACTTCAGCTTCTCTAATTTTATTGTAGTTGCATGTAACAGAAACTACTACATGTTGTATAGGGGCTTTATAGGTAATAAACTCGCACTCACTTACGCCGGTATTGTGTAATAATTTTATCAGCAACTCAGAGGCGTAATTAAGAACTTCAGGCGATTTATCTGTTTCAATTGTATATTCAGCTGTTATTTGAGTCATTCACACACCCCGAGGCAATCGGTTCAAATATTCTATATAATTATTTAAATTACCAATTTCTTTTTCATAGGTTTCAATTTTAGCTTTTAGTATTGCAGTTTGTGATTCTGAATTAATTAATTCTTTTTTCGCCTCATCATACATTTGCATAGTTTTATATAACTTATCACCCTCGTCCACTAAAGCCTTTTTTAAATCTGCTAATTCAGATTTTAATTGTTTATTTTCAGTCTCTAAATCAACAGGGTTTACTATCTCATCTAACACTCTCTCACCTTTGTCTTCAAATGCTTTTAAAAACTTCATCAATGATCTAAAATGAATCTCACCTTTTCCTTCTAATCCATAAAGTAAATAACTCAGATCGTATTCACTAAGATCATGTTTAGCGCAGAATTCTTGAGAGTTTAAGTTGGTGTAGGTGTCATAATACAATTCAATTAATTTTTCACGTATTTTATTATTTGAAAGCATCTGTAAGTCCTCGCTCGTCATTTACTTCCAAACTTTGCTATCCATGCCTCAGCTTCGTTGATAGTATCGCACGTCTGTAATACTGTATATGAATATCTCGGCGTCTCAAACCCTTCTAAATAATCGATCTGAGTCTCTATAACGTCATACAAATTTTTTGCACGAGCATCCACCCAGTATTCGTATTCGATTTTCTCAATTCTCATACCTTCCCCCGCATCTTTGTCTTTTTATCGGCTCTATACAAAATAAACTCATCTCTTAATTTCTTAGTATATATAAACTCCATCGCTAACGCTAAATCATCATACATCTCACCTACTAACCCTTCAAGCTCATTAATTTCTTTTTCCAATTTCTTAATCGTTTCTCGGTCGTAGTGTTTTCGAAGTTCTATCCGGTCTAGTAACTGTTTTTCTAATGAACTCATAGCTAACCTCGCTAACCTGAAATTCCCAATAAAGATCTTATCCAATATCGCGTCGCGCCTTATTAAACAAAAATCCAGCCATCGGACCAGATGTTTTCGGTTTCACAACTTTTAGCTCGTCAAAATCCAATCCATTGACAGTCACTTTCTCCGACACTAAACGATCACTTGAATACTTCATAATTCGCTCCTCATCTCACCAAGTTATATTATTTGCTTTGCATTTCTCTTTTAGTCGTCGATTTTCAAGGATTAGGTCAATCAAAGCATGCTCCAACTCTCCATACGCTATGCTGATGTCAAAAACCTTATTTGAAAGCCTTTCAGTTTCTTTTTCGAGATGATCCCGATACCGCATCGCTTTAGATGTCATTTCTCTACCCCCTAGATTCTCTACCATGTCTAAAACAACTCTTTTTGCTACATAACCTCTAAACCCTAATTATACACTTAAACTCCGCCCATTGCAACCCATAGCTCTCTACTCACATTATAAATATTTCTTGACACCTAGATTTTTACATGCTATACTATTACACAGACAGCAGGGGCGCTCTTCTATGTCTATAATGTCTCTTATAGACTCTAGTAGCTCCTATTACTACATCTACTGCTTAAAAGCAGCTATTATGTCCCTAATAAAGCTTTGCAATAGCTACAGTAGCTCTTAGTACTACATCTTAACTTAAAAGCAGCCACAATAGACCCAATAGACCCTAGAGTCCGCTAACAGCTGCTAATTGCCACTAATTGCCCATACAGCTCTTAGTACTACATCCTAGATAATTATTATTTATTATTACTTTGCTCTTAAAAGCAAAAGCTTTTAATCTTATAGTAGCTCGTAAATTGATATCCCTTAGTTTTTAATGACTATTACAGCTCTTGCAGCCTCATTGAGGATAGTGAATATTGATTAAAGCTCCATAGAAGGCCGTAGAGCGACGATTAGTGGTAGGGTAGTACGATTGTAGTGGGTAGGCAGAGATCGTGGCTCTATGAGCTTCTATTGCGGTCTGATTGAAATAGTCCAGAAGTGGTAGTGTAGCCCATGTGGTCAATGAGGTCTGAAAAGTGGTTGAGTGTCCCATGCAGACAGCAGGGGTCAGGTTGTGGTCAGTGTGGACGTGAGTGGCACAGGCCTCCCATCCCCACCCCATTGCGCCATTGTTGGCAAAGCCTTAATCTTTCCTTAATCGTCATTTAAGACGCCTTTAAGCTGCCCAAAATGGCCCATTTAATCAATCATCGGCCAGGGGGTGGGGTCTAAATCTAGAAAAACACAGCCGGGGTGGGGGGTTTGGGGGTCACAGTGGCGGGAAAGTTTGGGTACCCTAATCCCCTATACAATCAAATACTTAGGAGTTTTTTAGAGTCCGCTCCCTGTCAAAAAATACTCATCAATCAGTACAAAAAACAGACCCCCCACCGACCTAGGGTCGACCCCACCCCGAACCACCCCCGACCCCATACCGACCTCAGGGCGAACTACAGCCTCAAATTTTGACGAAAATGGCTAGGGACAGTAAACCACTTTTTTGTTTTTATATTCGCTCAGAGGGGCTCTACGGGGCTCTCAGAGGCATCTACAGCCCAAATTGAGGGTCTAGAGTCCGCCAACAGCCCTTCATCAGGCAGTGGTCGCGATTTTTTCCTCCACTTTTCAAAAATGGTCTTTTGTAGCGCGGTGGCGGTGGTCGGGACTTGCTTTTTGATAATCAGGTGTGGTATAATATTCATCGTGACTTGACCTTACTCCTCGTACATGTCGTCGAGTCACCGAAGCGAGTAACATCGCAATAAGAAGACCGCGAGTAGCTTAGGCGAAGAAGCGGCTTTCCAGCCCCTGAAGGAATAGGGGCGACTTGAGCTCTTTCCGTAGCCTTGTAACGGGTTTTAAGAGCATTGAGCTCTTAGGTGAAAGGACAGCAACGCCAATAAGCCTGTCCTATTTTTTTCGGTGGAGGTAGATGATGCGCTATCTAAAATGGTTTTTGACTTGGCTATTTG